TGTTCAGGGCCATGCTCAACCGATGGATGATCTCGGCATTCATGCTGCGGCCGTTCTCTTTAGCGCGCTCGGCTATACGGTCGCGCATTTCAGCAGGCAACCGAATTTTCATCTGTGGGTCTTCTCGTGTCATGGCGCGAGAATAATGCACCACGGTGGTGTTGACAATGGGATCACCGTGGTTTATGCTTCAACTCATGGACCACGGTGGTCCGCGAAAAGGAGATGAGATGGAAGGTGCTAGGGAGTTGCCGAAGATGATTGTGAGGATGCCTCTTGAGGTAAAAGAGCGCCTTCAGCGCAGCGCGAAGATTTCGCTGCGCAGCATGAATAGCGAAATTGTCGGGCGCCTGATCCGCACCTTGGACGAGGACGAGGCGCAGAAACATGGCGCGCAGAAATGAAAAAAGCCCTGGTCAGCTTGGCGGCGGGATCAGGGCTCTTAGGTGATAACCGTTTCGAAGGGATATCGAAGTGAATACTAAATCAATTAGCGGGAACAATCAACAGGCGCCGTCAGGTCGTCGCGGCTTTCTGAGCAAAGCAGGTGCTGCAGCCCTGGTAGCCGCTGGCTCCGTGGCCGCAGTAGCTGCGGTACCGGCCGAGGCCGTACAAGTCGCGCAAGGCCCAACGCTGGACGGCCGCGGCTTCATCCGGCTCGCGGACTATAACGGACTCCGCATGGAGTGGGAGTATAACCAGGCGGTCCTGATGGAACTGTGCCACCTGACCGAGCAGCTGCGTGAGCTGTATCAGGTGAACCAAGAGGCGATCCGCGCAAACCTCCCGCATCTTGATGGTGATCTGCATGAGATTATGTCCAAGATGCGCTCTGACGCGCGGGTTGTTGCAGATGTAGTCGGTATCCGGCTCAGCGAAAGCTACATCGCCAAGCGCAGCGCCGAGTACAAGGCCAAGGCCGCGGAGAGCATGAGCGACCTGGCCGCGCGCCCGGTGCTGAATGGACGCCAGCGCACGCTGCTCCAGCTCTACGACCAGCTCAGCGACTCCACGCAGTTAACCATGATCGACATGGCGGAAGAGTTCGCGAACGAGCCGACCCTGCGGCGGACCCCACAGTTCCGTGTGATCGCGGGAGGCGCAGCATGAGCGGGCTGATCCCATTCCAATTCGACGGCCACGAAGTCCGCGTGGTGGCTTTAAACGGCTCGCCAGCCGTCGTTGCGAAGGATGTTGCTGAGGCACTTGATTATGAGTGGAACGGCGCCGCGCGAATTGCTCACGTTCCGGAGGAGTGGAAAGGGGTCACATCTGTTGTGACCCCTCGTGGTAGTCAAGAAATGGCAGTGTTAACCGAGCAAGGCCTGTACTTCTTCTTGGGGCGCTCGGACAAGCCGAAAGCGCTGCCCTTCCAGAAATGGATCGCTGGCGATGTTCTTCCATCCATACGAAAGACCGGCACCTACGTGTCAGTCGCCGCGCGACCGCCATCGGCACTGGAGCCCGTCAAAGAGTTCAAGGCGCTGTTCGGCATTGCAAAGTTGATTGGGATGGATAAGAACGCAGCTGCGATCAGTGCGAATCAAGCCGTGACAAAGCTGACTGGAACGAACCTGCTCGGGCTGCTCGGTCAAACCCACCTGGAGCAGCCAGAACAAGCGCAGTTCTTCACGCCTACCGAGTTGGGCGAGCAGCTGAAGCTGAGCGGCCGGAAAGTGAACATGCTGCTGGCCGAGGCTGGCTTCCAGTTCAAGCGCGGTGACGTGTGGGAAGTGATGGAGGCTGGACTCGAGTTCGCTAAGATATACGACACCGGGAAAAAGCATGGTAGCGGCGTGCCGATCTGCCAGATCAAATGGAGCCCGGCCGTTCTTCCACTATTGAAGCAGAGCGAACCCGTCTAAAGTCCGACTTAGCTTGAGCCGCCCCGAGAAATCCGGGCGGCTATTTGCGCTGAGGTAATATATTGCACTCATCACAATAAGGAGGGGTGCAATGAAGCGAACGATATTTGGAGTGCTGCTGGTCGCGGCCTGCGGATTTGCTCAGGCTGCAGATAACAAGTCGCAGGGAACTTGCGATGCGCTTGCTGCCGCAGTCGAAGGCGGCGTCAGGGACCTCGCTCACTACAGCTTTGACGGCACATTCGACAGCAGCGCCATGCGTGAAACGAATCGGCAGCTGCAGAAGGTGGTGGCGAGTAATTTGATTCAGGCGAATTTGACGCTGATGCAGGCGAACCGATGCCCTTTGCCGAAGCTGCCTGTAGATGAGTACGCATATCGATCGGCTGCACTGAAATGCTTGAGTGCTGTTAAACCGAAAGATGGTGTGGCACCAGAGTGTATTCGCCCCAACTGGGTAAGAAATACAGACTAGGTCAGAGCCAGCGAAAGCTGGCTTTTTTGTTTAATGAACCGCCCTCGTGGCGGTTTTTTTATTGGGCGAACGATATGTCGACAGAAGAAAGGCGAGTACAGCTAGTTGCAGAGGTCGACACTACTCGGACGCGCGCCGGCTTCAACGAGATCGGGCAGCAGGCAGGGCAGATGGCGCAGCAGGTCACTCGCTCTGGAGAGCAGGCCGAGCGCGCAGTCTCCGGGGTCGGTTCCGGCGCCGCCACATCGTCGCAGCGCGTCGATTCCGCTAGCCGTTCGATCGTCGCAAGTATTCAAAGAACGACCGCGGCGATGGAGGCGGGCGGACGCCAGACGGCCCAGTATTACGAAGTGATGGCCCGCCAGCGCGGCATCGACCCGAACACGCTGCGCCCATACTTAGACCAGCTGCGCGCAGTGGAGCAGGCGCAGACACGTACTGGGGCATCGACGGCCCAGGTCGCAAATGCCATGCGAATGGTGCCAGCGCAGCTGTCTGACATTGCAGTCCAGCTTGCCGGCGGGCAATCGCCGTTGATGGTGCTGATGCAGCAGGGCTCACAGCTTCGCGATAGCTTCGGCAGCATCCCGGCGACCCTCCGCGGCGTCGGCTCCTCGCTTCTCAATTTGGTGAACCCGTACACCGTTGCCGCAGCGGCCGTCGGCGCATTGGCGTATGCGTACAACGAGGGCAGCAAAGAGGCCGACGCCTACACCCGCGCCATCATCATGTCGGCGAACGCGGCTGGTGCAAGCACTAGCCAATTGGCCGCCTATGCTGCCGCAATTAGCAAGACCGTCGGCACCCAGGCTGAAGCTTCGCAGGCAGTTTCGGCGCTCGCTGGTACCGGCCAGGTTGGCGCGGAAAATCTAAAGCAGTTTGGGACTGTCGCCGTCCAGGTGCAAAAGTACATCGGCCGCAGCGTCGAAGACACCGTCAAGGATTTCGCGGAGCTCGGCAAGTCGCCAGTCCAGGCCAGCTTGAAGTTGAGCGAGTCGTACAGCTACCTGACCGCAGCAACGTACGAGCAGATCAAGGCGCTGCAGGACCAAGGCAAAACCGAAGAGGCCGCCGAGGTGGCGCAGAAGGCCTACGCCACAGCTTTCGCCGATCGCGCCAGCAAGATGAAGGAAAACCTTGGCGTCATCGAGCGCGCTTGGATGGGCGCGAAGGACAGCGCCGCCACGGCTTGGGACGTCTTTCTTGGCGTCGGCCGCAAGAAGACCCCAGCGCGGGAGCTGGCAGAGGTGCAGGCGCAGATCGCGCTCGCCCGCCAGCCAGCAGGTACCGGCGGCGGCGACCGCGGTGAGGCGGAGGAAATGCGTCGCGCCGCAGCGGCATCCAAGCTGACCGAACTTCTGAAGCGCGAGAGCGAGATCCAAAAACAAATCGACAAGGAAGCGGCAGACGCCCAGGATGCTGCGGCTAAGGAGAAGCTGCGGCAGGCGAAGCTGACGTGGAGCCAGATCATGGAGGCCACGGTATCGCAGGCGAAGCGACAGCAGGACGAAATCGAAGCCGTGACAAAGAAAGGCGTCGATGCGGGCGCCAGCCAGGACGACATCAACAAGGCAGTCGCCAAGGTCAAAGAAAAGTACTTCGCGCTCAACAACGTCACGCTGACCCAGCTGGAGAACAACCGGAATCTCCAGAAGGAGAAGATGGCCGGCGAGCTGGCGGACGTCGAGACGCAGTACAAGCTGCAGCAAATCAGTCAGGAGCAGTACTACGCCAAGAAGCGCGATATCCAGTTGCGTGAAATTGACCTGGAAATCCCGATCCTGAAGGAGCAGGCCCGCATCGCTGACGGCAAAGAGGAAAAGTCGGCGCGCGAGAAGGCAAACGGCGAGTTGGCCGTTCTCATGCAAAGGCGCGCCAATATTATCAGCGGTGCCGCCAACGCGATCCAAGTCGCGGACTTTGATCGCAAGAAGACAGTTGATGAGCTAGTAGCTGGCTGGGATCGCACCATTACCTCTGAAAAAGAGGCGATCGCGCAGGAGCTCGCGCTGTTTGGCGTCTCTGATCAAGCTCGGCGTGTCTATCTTGAGCAAGCCAAGATTGAGGCTGATGTCCGCAAGCAGATCGCTTATCTCGCTAAAGCAGGCCATGCGCTTACTGAGCAGGAGATCGCGGATCTATACAGAAAAGCGGCTGCACGGAAGGAAGAGAAAGGCGAATTGCTGAATGAGCAGGCCGCTCTCGCCGCCGCCAACCAGCTACTCCGCGATAACGAGCGCTTCTCGTCCGAGTACATCGCCGACACCGACCTCCGAGCCCAGCGCATCACCGCAATCGATGCAAGGCAGTGGCAGTACCTGATCGACCATACGGCCGAAGGGTCAGAGGCCAGGAAGAAAATCCTCGAGCAGTTCGACGTCTGGATGGCAAACCGCCAGATGCAACCAGTGCTGGACCGCTGGAAGGGCGTGATCGAAAACCTGGACAACAACTTCCAGGAGGGCTTCCGCGACATGCTAGTCGGCGGTCAGAATGTCTGGTCGTCGTTCACGAAGTCGATCGGCAACACGCTCAAGCAGTCTTTGGCGGAGGCGCTGTACCAGACTTTCGTTAAGAAGTACGTAGTCCAGATCGTCACAAGTTTTGCTGGCTCGATTTCGGGCCCGGCCGTGGCGAGCGCGCTCAGCGGCGAGGCGGCACCCACTGGTACTGCAGCCGCTGGCGGCTCAAGCGCGGTCAGTTCAGCCATTAGCGCTGCGAGCATGTACAAGACGCTCGCCGGCGGCTTTGCTGGTCTAAGCAGTAGTGTCGCAGGTGCGACCGACTCGATCCTTGGCATGTTCGGCCCTGGGACTATTGGCGCTACGGGCCCCAGCGCAGCCGCAGGGATGGCTGGCACGGCGGCCGCCTACGGGGCAGGTTTGCTTGGCGGGCATTACATCGGGAACGCTATCGCAGGCGACTACAGCGTTGGACACGGCCAGACGGTAACAAACGTCGCTACCGCCGTTGGCGCCGTGGTTGCCGGGCCGGTGGGCGCCATTGTCGGCGGCATCCTTGGCGGACTCGTCAATCGTGCTTTTGGCATGGGCTCGAAAGAGGTTACCGACCAGGGAATCAGTGGCACGCTCTCGGCGTCGAGCTTTACCGGCCAGAACTATGCGACCTGGCACCAGGACGGCGGCTGGTTCCGCTCCGACAAGAACGGGACCGACACAAAGGCGCTGACCGATGAAATGGTCAAGCAGTTCACGCAGGGCTTGGCGGCAATCGAGGGCGCCTCGAGCGGCTTCGCTTCGTCGCTGGGCGTGCAGGCTGACTGGATCAAGGACTACTCCAAGACCTTCGATCTGAAGCTGAC